TAGGTTAAATGATCTCTTTACTTTATTAGAAAGTAAAGAATCTAAACAAGAACAAAAAGAATTGATTACTGATAAAAATCAAACAAAGTTGACATCTTTTCCTGGATTTGGTCATGTTCAAACATTGTCAGACTCAATAATGGTTAGTATCTCGTTGCAAGAAAATTATTTAAAGTCTCTAAATTTACCGACTTTATCGCAACAAGAAGACTTATCGCAACAAGAAGACTTACCGCAACAAGAAGACTTACCGCAACAAGAAGACTTACCGCAACAAGACTTACCGCAAGACTTAGAAAAAGAAAATATTACATTAAATATTGAAGAAACTGAACCTGAATCCAATATTATTGAAGATTGGAATGAAGATATTACTGATGTTGATGAAGATATTACTGACGCTGATGTAGTAGCTGACACTGATCTAGTAGATGACACTGATGAAGAGGCTGTTGAAGATGTTGAAGAAGAAGATGAAGAAGCTGCTGAGGATGAAGTAGCTATTGAGGATGAATTAGTAGAAGAAGATGAAGAAGATGAAGAAGATGAAGAAGCTGCTGAGGATGAAGTAGCTATTGAGGATGAATTAGTAGAAGATGATGATGTAGAAGAAACTGCCGTAGAAGAAGATGAAGAATCAGATGAAAATGTTTCAACTGAAGAGGAAGTTGTCACTGAAGATGAATTAGAAGATCAAGACCAAGTGCAAACAGTTGAAGAAGATGTAAAGGAAGAAGAAGAGGAAGAGGAAGAAGACAGTGAAGAGGTTTTTGAAATTGAGATCGATGATGTAACATATTTTGCAACGGATGAAGAAAATGGAATTTTATACGAAGTTGATAAAGATGGAGAAGTAGGAAAAAAGGTAGGAATAATCAAAGATGGCGAACCAATTTTTTCGTAATATAATATAAGTAATCATGGTTGATTTATGCCCCCCTGCATTAATTTATATTGCATTTTCATTAACTCAAGTAGTTATAGATACATTTAAAGGTTTATATAATACCGCTTTTTTCAAATTTATTGTCATGATTATCATTACTTTTTTGTTGAATGCATTATGTCAATCAGGTATGACTATTGTATCGTGGATAATTGTATTTATTCCATTTATTTTTATGTCTGTAATAGTTGCAATACTTTTATATGTTTTTGGTCTAGATGCAGCAACAGGAACCTTAAATTTCAAATGTGATGAATGTGAACCTGAAGAAAAAACAGGTAATTTAATTTATTCATCTACCACATATACAAGACCTGTGAAAAATACTACGGCTACAGTAAACCGTGTTTATGTAGACACATCTTATTCCGATACTCCGTCAGAAGAAACTAATAATTATTCTTCTTCGCCTCCAGAGTCTTCTGATCCACAATATGAAAGTTTTGTAAATTAAATTATAAAACAAATATTAAAATTAAATATTTAAAAATTACTGTATATTTAATTTATTGAAAATGGTTCAACTATATTTAGCTATATTTTCGTTAATTGATTTCTTATCATTTAAATCTAATTTTTTAAAAAGTATTGGTGTTAAGTTACTATATAATAATATATATTTTTACAGTGCATGTCAGATCAAGTGCAATAAAGTATATAATTATTTATTACCATATTTAAAAAATCATGCAATAATTGATCAAATTATAATGGAACAATTCAATTTTGATACTAACAAACTAACTAATATTGTAGAAAAGGACTTACAAAAGGCTGTTAATAATACATTATATATCGCATCTAAAGTCGAAAATATAAACAAAAATAATTCATCAATAATAAATAAACTAATTATTGATAAAAAAAATTTATGTTTTGCATTTGATGCATTTGATGTATCTAACATAAGATTTATATCATTGTATTTAAATTATAATGGGGACAGGTTTAATATAAATTTAAAAACAAATGAAATTAATTATTATTTAGTAGGAAACAAAATTGACAAATATTTTGTGCAATATTATATAAATACTGTTTTGTGTTTAAAATTTTCTTATGCAGAGCCAGAAATAACAACATATGAATTAGAATTGATTGATCATGAAGTGAATATGGTTTACTTAGGTTCTGAACAATCTATAATCATAGATAAAGATGCTTACTATATTATAAATAATGAAACCAATGAAGCCAAAAATATAAAGGATAATGTAAATAAAAATGAATTAGTAGAAGAAAAGGTATTTAATATTTAAAATGCATATTTAAATTATATTTTAATTATATTAATAAAATAATTTAAAAAAAATTGAACTTATATATCTATAATGGTTACTCCTCAAATAGCAATAACAATGAATACTAAAAGTAATACCAGTAGTAACAATGCAAGCGCCAGCAGCACAATTGCTCTCACCCATCCATTGAGAAATAAATGGAATTTGTGGGCACATTTACCACAAGATAGCGATTGGACTGTTAAAAGTTATAGATTAATTTCCTCTATTAAAACGCTAGAAGATTCTATTGTGATGACTGAGACAACTCCAGATCCATTAATTAAAGCATGCATGTTGTTTGTTATGAAGGATGGAATTGCCCCCATGTGGGAAGATCCAAAAAATAGAAATGGTGGTAGCTTTTCATACAAAGTCTCAAATAAAAATGTATGCGAGGTTTGGAGAGAATTAAATTATGTGCTTGTAGGTGAAACAATTAGCAACGCTGCTTCATTTGTTAATTGTGTAACAGGAATAACCATTTCCCCAAAAAAAAATTTCTGTATTATAAAAATTTGGATGTCAAATTGCGACAATCAGAATCCAGCAAATGTGACAACTGAAGTCAAGGGTTTAATTCCTCAAGGCTGCATTTTCAAGAAGCACACGCCAGAGTTTTAATTTAATTATACAACAAAAACTATAAAACTATTAAATTAGCTTATAAATATAATTATATTTATAATTATTTAAATACTATTTCAAAGTTAAAATATAACAAATGAAATTTCCATTTATTATTTTTTTTCGTCATGATCAATATAGCCAAGTTGACAAGTTTTTTGAAACAAATGCAGCAACCCTCGATTGTAGCATATATATAACCAATAATTATAAAAAGGTCGAAAAATTACACAATGCCAACTTCCATTTATTAATTACTTATGGACTCAATGATACAGAATATAATGATGAATTGTTGCAAGTTATTTCTGAAAAGATGTTTGTAAAAAGATTGCACTTAACTTCAATGCCAGATGTTGCAACATTTAATAAATATATTAATGTAAAATTTATTGCCAATTGTTCCTTACCAAGAGAGCTTTTGAGACCTACTTTTTCACTTTTTACATCTTCTTTTAATTCATTTCACAAGATCCTACGTGTGTATGAAAGTCTAAAAGTGCAAACGCTTAAGGACTGGGAATGGGTAATTATGGATGACTCGCCTGATGATAAACATTTTCAATTTCTAAGAAAGAATTTTAGTAATGATAGTCGAATAAGATTTTACAGACATTCGCAAAATAATGGCAGTATAGGAAATGTAAAAAATGAAACGATTGGTTTATGTCGAGGAAAATATGTATTAGAAATGGATCATGATGATGAAATTTTGCCGGATGTTTTACAAGATGCTGCAAATTTATTTGATAAGTGTCCAGAGGTTGGGTTTATTTATATGGATTGTATTTGTGTATATGAATCTGGTGAAAATCAGTGGTATGGTGATTTTATTTGCAAGGGGTATGGTGGATATTATTCGATAAAATATAAGGACAAGTGGCGATTAGTATATATTACACCTAACATAAATAATATTACATTGAGTCATCTAGTTTGCTGTCCAAATCATCCGCGAATATGGCGTCGAGAATTCTTATTGAAATTAGGCAGTTATAGCGAACATTTGCATATATGCGATGACTATGAGATTTTGATAAGGACAGGAATCAATGCAACTGATAAAAAAGGGTATAAATCAGCAAAAATCCATAAATTAGGTTATGTTCAATACATGAATGACGAGGAAAATAATTTTTCACTTATTAGAAATAGCGAGATTAATCGTATAGGTCCTAAATATATTAGTCCGATTTATTATGATACATATAATATTCATGAAAAAATGAAAGAAATTGAT